CTAATACTTGATCAACCTGTCGACGTTAAGTAGCTTTGTCGACATGTTAGATTGATGTGTCTATAGGGCATACATGTTAACTGGCCGTTAGGCGTAGTTTGGTTTTGGGTTTGGGTCGGTTATCGGCGTGTAACTGTAGTGCTGGCTTTTTAGAGCCGTATAGAAAGAGCATTGCGCCGTTGTTTTGGATATTGATTGTGAAAGTTGGTGTGGCGTTTGCGTTTGTTGCGTTTGGTTTGTTGTAGGCAGATTGATACATTGCTAGCGCGCCGGCGAGGCATGCACCGCCTGGAACTAAGAGAGCTGGCAAGAAAATGCCTCCGATACATAAGCCCACTCCTACAATCAGCGAACCCCAAAAGATTATCCTTAGCCTTACTTGTCGTGTCATATTGCACCCCCGTCAGAGTGTGCGCTCTAGTTATCCCATGCGCTAAAATCTATATCAATGCCTTGAGTCCTTAGTACCGCTTCGGCGGCCTGTTCAATTGGTGTGTTTTGCTTTCTAGAAAGAATCACCGCTAGCGTTCCGCCGATGAAGCAGGTAAAGATTAAAACCCATTGTGTTGCTGTGGCATTTTTCTTTATAAATTCAAACATGTAAATTCCTTTTAGTGCCGTTGCTTACATTATAGACTGTTACCGATTTGTTGCCGAATTTTAGAAAACGGTAGTAATGTTCCATGTGGAACAAAGCCTTAAGTGGGGATGTGAATTTAGATTTCACATATGTGAACTAACACTTCACAGAGGGTGTTCCATGTGGAACACGCCTGTTAAGGGTGCGCGACTCAAGGGCATCATTGCCGCGCATAAACTATGTAACCAGTGTTAACGCTGGCTTTACGCCATATCCTAATAGCATAAATCCAGATTCATTCATATCGTCTTCAAGTACACACCCTACACCCTCTAACGAGTATATGGCTTCATCTTCATCACCTAGATCAATGTAACATTCTAAATCGCCATGGAGCTTAAGTGCCGAGGTTAAGTTATGCGTTAACTCTGATATCTTCATACACGATCCTTGTGTAGCTGGTTATTGATTACTTCTTCTTGGTCGCCTTTTTCTTTTTGCCTTCGCCTGCGACAGACATTGCAATTGCCACTGCTTGGTCTTGTGGCTTACCTGCTTTGATTTCTTTTTTGATGTTAGCCTTTTTCCCTGCACTTGTCTTGGCTTTTAAGCCCTTGATTAACGGCACTTTTATATCCTCCCTTATCTTTGATATCTCATTTTCCATGTGTTCAATTTGCGGATAAAGCATTGAAAATACTACAGATGGCTTTGTCTCCCTGCGTAGTTTCTCCATGTCGCTCAGTAAGTTTAGATGTGCGACTTTCAAAACATGCATCTCTGTTTGTAATTGAGTTATAGCCTCTCTATGTCTGCTAAAAAACATTAAACGCCCTCAAGTTGCTTTGACAAGTAACCAGCAAGCTCATGCTTTTGGTTGCACTCAAGCTCTAGTTCTTGAAGCTTGCAAGCCATGCTAGACATCTTCTTTTCTATCTTATCTATCTCAAACTTAGTCTGTGAAAAAAACCTTTGTGTTTCTTTTGAATTTATCATCTAGTCTTCCCTATACTTTCAATCATTCCCATAGTTAGCTCTACTGCGGTTCGCGCTTGTTCTGCGTCCTCGCGTTCCCTTGCCAGAGCTGCTTTAACTTCATCGCTCTCTATCTTAGCAAGTAATTCAATGAATTTCATATCGTTTTCTTGCTCTTTAATAGCTAGCTCGGCAGCTTTGTTTGCAGCGACTAATTGTGCAGCTTCTCGACGTTGTTCTGTCTCCATTTCAGTTTTAGCTATTTCAGTTTCGGCTAGTATTTCTATCTCGTTGGGTTGTTCTGCTTGCGCTTCTGCTTGCTCTTGTTTACCTTGCATGTACTTGGCTGCCTGCTCTTTAAGATGATCGATGCCGCGGATGTCCAAGTTGTCCAAGATTGTCTCTAAGCCGAAATTGTTTATGAAAGTGGCAAAGTCCTCACTTGCTGCGGTCAGTCTTATTATCTGATCAAGTGCTACCTGTTTTTGAACTGCGGCAGATACACCCATCTCTACTTTAACTAGCAAGTTGTTGGGGTCATAATCCATGAAGACACTTTGTTGGTCTTCTTTCTTGTTGATCACTTGATATGAACGCTTGCCGTCCTTCTTGATGATGGGTAGTGTTCTTGGAGTGTTGTAGTACTTCGGGATTAAGTCTACGATTATGTCTGCCATCCGGTTTAGACCGTTGTTGAAGCCCACCAAGTAAGGTAGAGCCGCTGCGTTGGATTGCATTGCGCCTTGTTGTATAGCCACGCCAGATATTTGCTTGTCGTTAGTTCCTAGCGTTGAGTCGTAGTTACCTAAGATGTTTTGCATGTGCGTAGCTGCACCGTTGAAAGTGCTTTCTAATACTGACGGTATCTGTCTGCGTTCAAGAATCTGTGGCGCATTAAGCTGTATGTTAGATTCTTTGTCTAAAATCTGGTTGTATACAAGCGTACTTGCAAGCTGAGGATTTGTGTAAGCTTCTTGATAGTCATATGGTATTGCTTCAATGGGTACTATGTATTGATGCTGTACAATGTTTTCCATCTCACCAGCTAGCGATTGCCCAGCAAAATTCATAAGCTGTTGCATGTCTTTAGCGTGCATTAAATATGGCCGTGTCATTTGCACTGTCTGACTATTATCTGAACCACCGCCGGAACCTACAGACTCACCCGTACCCATCTGTGAATCGTCGCCCTTTATGAGGGCGGAATTGCCATCAATAAAGACTAACGGAAACTTTGTAAAATTCGTGTCGTCTTTAGATAGAATCTTTTCACCACAAAATTTGTAGCGTTCGAGTGTTTCTAGTTCTGTTTTGCGTGACTGTAGTATTTTCGGAGGCACAGCCATTATTTGTTCTTCATCCCACAATTCAATTAGCTTTTGATATTGATCAATCGGCACAGTATGGCCGTTAGTAAGCTTTACTATTTCAACCTTTTTAGTTTGCTTAACAAAAAGCGACGCAACCATTATCATGTCTTCTTTTTGATTTAGATAAGACCAGCTAAAGCCCTCAAGTGGTGTAGTCGTACCCGTTGCCATGCAGTCGCCAGCGTCCATGTTAAACTCGTTTTCAAAGTCTTCACACGTCATGGGCACAAGCTTACCGCAGTACTGACCGTCTCCCTTGTGCGAAAGTCTAGCTACTGGATCGAAAACCGTTAGCGTGGGATCAAACACCCTTTCACATTCAATCACTTGTTCGAAGCTGCGCGGATTTATGTAACGTGTGATTACTTCACCAACAGAGAAGCCGCCAATTAACAGGTCTTTATAAAACTTATACTTCAAAGAATCGGAACTACTATCCGCGAACATTCCAAGCAAATATCCTTCAATCACTTGTAGTGTTTCTGTAAACTCGGGTGTTAAAATCCACGCTGGCACCCCGTCCATTGCACGCACGTCAAATGACGGAGAGTGCTTGGCAAACTCGCCACATAAGCGTGATGCCATCGCCTCCATAATGTTGAATTGCAATTGCGGTTTACCAATTGCTTGTAGTGCTGCACGCTCTTTTGACGTTAAGTTTGTGGCACAAACGAATTTAGTGAAGTCCCAAAAACGCTGATTGTTTGACTGCCAATATTGTTGCCATCCTTCTACACACTTTTTTAATTTTATTAGTTTCTCGGCGTTGTTTCGCCCCAGTTTATACGACATTAAATCATCCTTTATTAATAGCCTCTTGCATTCCTTAGAGCATTCATTCTTGCGCTAAAGACTTGAGCATGCAATTTAGCTGTGTTTCTGTGTGCCTCATTTGCGTGATCTCTAACATGTAGCGTTTTGTCAATTAGAGCTATCTTAACTGCATCATAAGCCGTATCTGCAATATCATCAAAGCGATGGCTGTTATTCGCAGTGATTTTCATCATGTGACTAACGCACATGCCTATATGCCTCGCTGCGTATGAAAATGAGATTAACTTACTAGCTATTATAGGCTGCATTTCAAGATAGCGATCAGCTTTAGAGCCTGATGCTTTTGTACGCTTCACGTCACGCACTTCAAGACCTCGCATTTCTGACAAAACACTACACAATGTAACGCCTGTAGATTTCTTTTCAATGACCGCTACGCGCGGTTTAACTGGATGTAACATGCACTGACTATAGAAAGATTGAAACTCGGACTCAAGTTCTTTTGGCTCGACTCTTATTTCGTTACAGTCTATCCAGTGCAGCGCGTATTCTTCTATTTCGTATGTGTCGCTGATTTTGTACAAACCCCAAAAGCTAAACACGGTCGCATCGTTATAGCTTTTAGAAGTCTCGGCAGTGTCAGCTGTTATGAATGTGCATATAAAAGTAGGGTCTTCATAGAGTATGACAAAGTCTTTTTCTTTGTAGAGCGCGCCACCAGCGGGCACAGGCTCTTGTTGATACTGGCTTGAGAACACATAAGGATTCTTTGTTTTTTTCAGCATTAATTGTGACTTGGGGTTCACCTCAGGGTATAAAGCGTTACCCACCGCGTCTAGTGATTGCAGCACTACAGCCTTGTAGGTGCGTTCATCATCACCCCCCAACATGTACGCACATATATCATCTTCGTGTAGGCGTTGCCCGATGAAGACCATTGGCACATTAGGCGCGCGCGGTCGTTGTAAAATAGTTTCTCTGTAGTTTTGTATCACACCCGATCTAATAGTGTCGCTGTGCGCTTCGTCAGGCTTGTGCAAATCGTCCATTATGATTGCTCCAGTGAAGTGATCGCAATTCGGCAAGCCAGCATCTTGACCAGTGATTGGGCCACTGGAGCCAAACGCTTTAACACTGCCTCCAAAATTATTTACAAAATGGTCTTTGGCTTTCATGTCGTATCTAATAGTGATGCCGAATAACGCAGCGTAATAAGGGCAACTGATAACTCTCCTGATAAATTCAGTGTGTTTAGCTGCGAGTTCGTGGCCGTAAGAAATGTACAGGTATTGGCTGTTAGGAAACTCGGACATTGTCCACGCGACCCACAAGGCTAACAGTGTAGACTTGCCGGAGCCAGGTGGAACATTGATCAAAAGGCTTGGTACTTGCAGGCGTTTTGTTAGCGTCAGCTCTTTTGCAATTGTGATGAAGTGTGACTCTCTGCAGGCGGGATTGCTTATCGCAAACTCACGACCCGTCACAAGTGGGAAAAAGATTTGGCAAAACTTGATGAATGATCCCCATATTTCGGCGCGTACTTCGTCTGGATTTATCAGCGAATTAGTAATCCCTGGCATGTTTTTTATTTAGTTCAAGTAATGCGTTTGCGATAGTTGCGACTTGTTCAACTGTTGCGCTTTGTGTGTCTTCTTTTTTATCACCAAAGTTTTTGGGCGCAAGCTTCGATAAGTGCCACTGATGAAAGCGAAAAACAGCGTTAAAGCGATTCACTTCCGCGGTATCCGCTGGCAGTTGGTCAGCTTCCTGCCAAAGCTTATCGGCAACAGCGTGTGCTTGTGACTCTTTAGCTTGCAAATAGAGGGCGAAGAACCCAGGGTTCAAAGCTCGCCAATTTTTTACAGTTTGATGATCGGGCATCCAAGCGTTAGACTCGCATAACGATTTTAAACCGCGAGGAGTAGTAGCAATTAAATTGCAAATGCGTTTTGCTAAAGCTTCAGTGTAAAGCGTTGGCCTTCCGCCCTTATTCTTAGCCTTTGGCAGCGACTTTTTTTCCTTTTCCATTTTTCTTTGACTCCTGTTTAGGCTCCAAGGATTTTAGCTGAGCTTTCATCGCAGGCGATAGCTCCACACTCTGTGTAGTCATAGACTCAGCGTCACGAGGCTTAATTTCTTTACGCAGCTCTACAAGCACATCTTCAGGGGGCGGTAGCGGACTTTTCTTTGACTTGCCAATATCGCTAAGCTTCTCTTCACTACCGTCCGGCGCTTTAGTCTTATTCATGTAGCCAAAGTTTGCTGATTTTAGCCTGACTTTTTCAGCATCTTTATGTATCTTATAGAAATTCTCGGGCAAGCTTTCGTGCGTAATCGGATTCGCAGCGGATGCAAGTTCTATAACTTTCGCGCTGTCTACTTTACCGGTTGCGTCACACACCACACAGTCGGCTGACATCATACCTAATTGGCGCGTCTTCTTAGTTCCTTGACAAACTGGGCAATTCTTCAACATATGTCTCTCCTGTATATAGAGTAACTGTATGTCGTTATGTCATTTTGTCAAATATCATGACTATTCACCACAGGCTGTTGACTTAGCGATTCGGCTGTGGCACAATGGCTCAATTGAGAAACAACGCGGAAACAACGAAATGCCTAATCAACCTTCAATTTATGTATCATGCCTAGCTTCCTATAACGATGGACGGCATCACGGGAAATGGATAGAGATTCACGACTTTGAGCAAGTCATGGACGAAATACAAGGTATTCTAAAAAGCTCACCGCAAGCCGATGCTGAAGAATGGGAAATACACGACCGCGAAAACATAGGTGGGGATGATTATGCCGACATCAAAGATCTATGCAATCGCGCCGAATTTATAAAAGAGCATGGTGACTTAGGATTGGAGCTGCTAGGGCATTTTTGCGGCAATGTAGAAGATGCCGAGAGTGCCATGGATTGCTACCACGGGTCTTATGACAGCGAGGAAGATTTTGCAACGGCTTTAGTGGAGGATATTTACATGACAAAAGACACTCCTAAAATATTTAGTATGTACTTTGACTACGAAATGTTTACACGCGATTTATTTATAAATGATTATTATTCTGTAGATGTTGGCAACGAGTGCCATGTTTTTAGTCACGAATAACAGTTGACATATGTAATCGCTTGTGACACAATAGCTTAACTAGAGACAAACAACGGGACAAACAGAATGAGAAAAAAATTAAAAGATTTTGAAGGCTACTCAGTAGTCGAGCGTTTCGGGAACGGCTTTACACGATGGGAGCATGACGGCTCTATGGCGTGTGTTGATGATGATTATTGCACTCGCGCTCTAGTACGAGCTGCGTTTGAAGCTCTAGCTAATAGTCCAGATATGTGGGGTTCATACTTTACAAGACAAGATGCAGCGCGACTGGGCTTTAAGCTTCCGCGAATTGCAGCCGATACGAAATGGGAATTTTAAAAGAGGGGTGTTAGATATGGGTACATACTTGTGTAAGTTAGTGAATAGTGGCGGAGTAGTAGAAGAATGTTTTTACAGAGAAGGCGAGAGCGAAAAAGATGTTTTGGAAGGTCTTGAAATGTTCGAATGGCCAAGTGGGGAGTGGTGTATAACTGACTGATGGTGTTATTTACTGCCGTACAGGCAGCTTGATTAAACATAAACAACGGGAACAAACAGAATGACGATTGACGACGAAATGAGAATATCATACGACATTATTTTGAAGACATACACGATAATGCTTAAACAATTAGATTCATCACAGAGCAATGGGTGAAATGCTAAGCGATCCAGAGCCGGCAGCATCGGAGCTTTTGCAAGAAAGAATAAACATGGCCTCGCCAGGTTTTATATGAATGTAGATGAGCATAATCACGAGATTGATTTGAGTTATGGAGATTACATGTTGCTTAGCATCACGCGAGAAGGCAAGTTTAAGTTATACAACGGTATAGCAAACAACATTGGTTTGTGTGTTGATGAAGATGGGGAGCTTTTCGAAGAAAGCGTTTAATTAAAATATAAAAACACGGGAAAATAAAATGACACTTGAAGAAAAAATATCAGAGCTTGATTGCTATGTACAAATGATTGGGGATCAAGTTTCTAAAAACTTAAAGCACATCGAAGCTTTAACGGATAGTATGCTTAACATCACAAATGAATTATTAAACGTATCAAAAATTGGGGAGCTTAAATAATGGGGCTAGCAGAATTAATAACGGCACTGCAAGCGCAGGCTATAGAAAACGGTGCTGACAGTAAGGTAAAAGTGCAAATCGAAGGGTTAGAGAGCATGTCCAGCATTGCGGACGTGCGTTTTGAGGATGGTGTAATTAAAATTGCAGCTTCAGAGTTTGACAAATAATGTTAGAAAATCACATGGCTTTGATGGACGAAGAAGAGTACAACGAGCTTTGGGGGGTATATGATAGCATCCCCCAGGAGGAAGAATAGGTGACTGGAGCGTTTTTAGGTTACGCGTCTCGATTATTTGATTAAAGAAGGATTTTTTTATGTTAGTTATGCTTTTCGTGTCTTTGTTGTCTGGCTTTGTTGCAGGTGTGGTAGCGAGTGCTTTTGTAGAGTTGTCAGTTATAAAAAAGATACGCTAATTATCTTTCGCGCGGTGGTTTTTTGTTCCACTCTTTCACTGCTTCGGTAGAATACTCATAAATTTGAGTTTCTTTTCTACAGTTTTTGCAGATTATTATGTGCTCAGGCGGTTCAATGCCGCAAGCTGCTACGTGTATATACACGGCTTCGCCACCGCATTGCGTGCAGTCATGTAGCTGAGACATTACGGGGCTACTTCTGATAATGGTATAGTTGCTACAGTTTCCAACAATATTAGGTCTTCTTGTACCTCTCTTTGCACTGAATCAATAAAAACTCCAGTCAATCCAGCTAAAAAACCTCTACGTGTAAGCGTGCGCTTTTGTGTTTTTGTTAACTCATGGTCTTTTGCTATTAAAAGCAGTCCTTTTATCTCTAATATCTCAGTTACCACTCTTCACCCTCCATGTAGGCTAATACAACGTCCATAGCCGCCTGCCAGCCCTTACAGACTACAGCAAGGTAGCCACGGCTGTTAAGATGCGCTATGACGCTCTCCTGCTCCTCTGAGACTATACCACCCTTTGTACGTTTTTATGCCAGCTTAAATATTTCCAAGATTTGAAATTTTTTATATTCTTCCATTATATCCCTTAGCAGCGCACCTTTTGAAAGTTTTTTTCTTATTTGTTTGACCTGCGCTTCATTAAGCTTTGCATAGTGACTATTCACCCCAACCTTTTGTACATATCCTGCATGTTCTGGCGTTGAGTCCCAGACCTTAAATGCAGTGCGTTGACGCGTGATTAGGCTTGAACTCTTTGGTGCAGTGTTCGCATATAGAACCGCTCATTCATACCTCCAATCAGGCAACGACATATATTCTAAAGTTATATCTCTGGCCACTTCCCATCCTTTGGATACTTCTGCCTTGTAGTGTTTTGACTTTAAATGCAAGATCATATCTTTTTGTTCCTTAGATATAACCCCTCCTTTGGTTCGTTTCATCTCCAAAAAAAGAGAATGATACGGGTATTTGGGAGTTAAAATTATAAGATCGCAAATACCAGGAAGCAACCCTTCATAAATCAATAGTTTTGTCTGTAGCGCGGTTCTCTTGCCACCGTTACAAAACGCGGCTATTTTCTCATTGGGATACTCCAAATAAAACCACTTCACAAACAATCGCTGCTCGTGTACTTCCTTGTATACAATAGTGGCCATCCTTGGCACTCCTTTTTATTCCTGGTTGTTATAACCCACGCTTTTAAACCTTGCGGTGCTTCCGTCAAATATGAGGCTTATTTCTGCGCATTTGCCGAATCTGTTTTTACCAACGATTATTTTTGCTGCGTTGTCGTTAGCCGCTTTGTCGCGATACACAAACATTGCAATATCTGCGTCTTGTTCAATACTGCCCGAGCCTCTGAAGTCGCTAAGTTGAGGTTGACGTGCTACACCCTTCTCACAGTCACGGCTAAGTTGTGAAAGTAATATTAGCGGCAATTCAAGCTCACCGGCAAGTAACTTTAAGTCTCTTGTGATAGCACCTATCTCTAAGACGTTATTTTCAGCACCAGGGCTTTTTATAAAGCTTAAATAATCAATCACTATTAAACCACAATCGGGATACTTTCGTTTAAACTTTCTTGCTTGCGCTTTTATGTTTGCAAGGGTGGGGTTTATTTTAGATATTATCTTTAGTTTACTGTTGCAAAGTGTTTGAGTGGCTGTAAGGGCTTTATCAAGTGTTGCCTGTGGGATCGGACACTCACGCAAATGTTGTAGTGGAACACCAGCAGTACAGGCTAAAAGTGATTGAATGATTTGGTCTTGGCTCATTTCCAGGCTAAAAAATAAAATCGGGAAGTCTTGCGCTAACATGATGTTGCGTACAACATTTAGTACGAACGTGGTTTTGCCCATGCTGGGGCGACCGCCGATCACAACTAAATTACCAGGGCGCATACCTTGCAGTATAAAATCCAAGTCTTTAAACCCCGTGTCCACTCGAAGTGGGCCACCACCTTCAAGGATGTCTTCATAATCATCGAAGAATATTTGTAGCCCTTCGCCAATCATCACCCCTTCGTCAACTGTGGCACCCGATAGTTTTTGCACATCATTATCAATCATAGCTAGCACTTTTCCGACGGGTTCGCCCTTGTCCGCCATTGTGCGCCAATTTTCCATATATCCATCAAATTCCCTTCCATGGGTGACGTTCTTTAGACTATTAGCATAGTCGCTAGCATGGTTTGCGTGGGGTACGCTGCGTTGCATGTCTACGCAGAGAGTAAATATATCACCCGTATGGCCTTTAAGTCGGAGTACTTCCTCAACTGTAAACGTGTCAATCGGTCTATCATCATTACGTAGAAGCGTCATTGCTTCAAAAATCTTTCGATTCAATTGCACGTTAAAGTCCTGAGCGTCTATATGCTCACAAACCACTTCGTATTGACATGGGTCTTTTAAAATGCACCCCAAAACCGTTTCCTCTAAAAATTCCGCGTTTACTTTAGCTAGTTCCACTACTTGCTCCTATGTTGTTTTTTCTAAAATATTGTCTCATTTTCTTTATTTTTTCTTTCGATTCTCGTATTTGCTCCTCCTTGCTCTGTTCTGGCTCCTCAGCCCCGACCGCTACAAGCGGAGGAGGGGCGTTTAGAGTAGAATTTATAGAACTTACTACCCCACCTCGCCTAACTATACTCTTTGGTGAGTATATTAGTACCGACACTTTGTCGGTCGCTTTGAACACAAGCCTTGTGGCGTGGGATTTGCGGAACTTTCTACTATCGTACTTCTTAATAACCTTCAGTTTTCTAAACTTGGCTATGTATCTCTCTATTGTGCGTTGCTTTACCTGCTTCCCGTTAGTTGTTAAGTTGAATTGATAAGTTTGGGCTTGCACTCCGATGTTACTTACCCCTTTGCTATTCGAACATCTAACTATTGTTTTTAAGAAATGTTTTTCATTTAGTGAGCATTTATGCTTTAGGGATACGCACTCAGCCCAGGCGTAATGCGGTGCTTTTATTTTGTTCCAGCGGATTTTTTCTTCAATAGAATATACTTTTGATGAATTTTTATGTTGGTAGCTATTGACCTGGCTGTGATTTATGTTAGTATTGGCGTGCATATTGATTCCTTTGCTGGGGTTGGTTTGCGGCAGGTTAATTCCTTGATTGGGGTTGGCGTGCATATTAATTCCTTTAGCTTGGTTGGCAACAGGGTTATTCGACATGAAGCTAGGAGTGTGGTTGCTCCGATGTTTCGCTTGTAGGCAGCGCATGGATGCGTCTGCATTTTCTTAAATTCTTCACATATCATACGATCAAATAAATATCTTTCACAAGCTGTTGACTTGGATCTATATAATGTTATCATTTGCTTACGTTCCTTTCCTAATTTTGGTTTGTTTACGTTCCCGACCTTCTGTTGGGTTTGTTTATGTTCCCTTCCTATGTTTGGTTCGTTTATGTTCTTAATCTTGTTCTCAAAAAAGGGTTGGTTCATTTTAGTCCTAAAAAAAGCGGGCGGTTCTCACCACCTGGTTTGATGTAAGCGGCAACTCCGGTTAAGATGCAGCCGCTTACAGCGTTTAATTCCTCTCTACGATACACATACCCATCATTTAGATCAATGCTTGAACTAAAAATAAATTTCTGCGATACTTAAGTTGTTCCATGCTAATTTGTCCTATTAGTATTTGTGATTTGAGATTGTCCAAGCGGTGGTTTTTTCATTTCCGTGTTTAGCCACCGCGCCTAATTTGCTACGTTGCTAATGCTTCAACAGCGGATTATCTGCCAACACTTTACCCACTACCATTGTATGTCCACTCATAGCCTGCTCATGAGTTGTATACCTTCGAGTGTAGCCGTCCATTGCGCCTTCATCGTCAAAAACCATAGTTTCCCATAATTTAGGTGGCCCAGACACGCCAAAACTGTGGTCGCAGCCCATGAATGCCGTGGATACAAACAGCTCTGGCGATTCCCTCAATACAGTTCTTGCAGCCCTTCTTTGTGCGCTTTCCATGAATTTCCCCCACCTTATAGTGCTTTCATCCCCCTTCACAAGAGGTATTGGCTCGAAAGTGTCGCTTAATATATAAAGCAATGGTCGATTCTCTACGTCATTTTCGTTCATTGCATTATCTCTATTCTAGTTCCATATTCGCGCGTATGCTCTTTGATCGTACCTTTGTAAAGTTTTTCAAAAGATTCAAGTAAAGCCGCGCGGTGGTGTAAGTCGTCCAAGTCTAGTGCCAATGTTGACAACATAGATCCTACGGCCATGCCTAATGACCCTGCAAATATTGCTTTAGTTTCGGTCACTCCATGCTCCTTGCAACCCATGTCAAACACTAGCTGTACGCGCTCCATAATGTCCTTTGTCATGCGAGTGCTGACTACAACAAAATCCTCTTGATTCATCTTAACTGCTCCCTTTTTCTTTACTGTAGTGCTTCCTGAAAATATCCCTGACAACTCGGCTTCTGACACCCTCTTGTCCCTTAGCTGCATCTCGATCAATGAGCTTCAGATACAAGTCAGGTATGCGAACATGAAGCACAACCAGCTTGCCGTCATTCTCTGCTTTGTCACCTATGTAGTATTTAGCCATTTTATTGTCAACCCTGTTGTCTTGTGTAATTTATTATGTTACAATAGCATCCATTGAATCACATTACAATAGGATAGAGAGAATGTTAACTACGGAACAACTAGAGCAAAGAAAAAACTACATAACTGGCAGTGATGCTAGCGGTATATGTGGAATGTCTAAGTGGCGTACCCCTGTGCAAATCTGGCTAGAGAAGACAAACCGCATGGAGGCCGAAGACATATCCCACCTCGATCACATCAAATTCGGCAACTACATGGAAGACGGTGTAGCGGATTGGTTCGTAGCTGAAACTGGCAAAAAACTTAAGCCGAAAAGCAACACAATGATAGTGCATCCAGAGCATAAATGGATGTCTGGCAACCTAGATTTCGAGATTGACGGCGAGAACGCAATATTAGAATGCAAAACTGCGTTGCGCGATACAGAGTGGGGCGAAGGTTCTGACGATATCCCTCGTGAATATTTACTACAGGTAGCGCACTACTGCGCGGTGGGTAATTTTGACAGAGCCTATATAGCGGTCGTGTTTGTAATGAAAAGGCAAATGCGAGTGTACACATACGAGCGCAATGTGGATCTAGAAGTAAAGCTGATTGCCAAAGAACAAGCCTTCTGGAACAACCATATAGTGGCCGATGTGCAACCAGAACCGACTACAGAAAAAGATATAGACACGCTGTTTAGTGTCCCTGCGACAACAGCCTCATACGCAAGCGTAGAGCAAGAAGAACTAGTCAAACAATATGCACAACTTAAGGCCAGCATTAAAGCGAGCGAGGACAAGATGGAATTAGTACGCGACTCCATTTGCGCCTACATGAAAGACAGCGAGTTACTGCTAACTACGTCCGGCGAGTCCCTAATTAGGTGGAAGTTTAAAAAGGGTTCACGTCTTTTTGACAAGGCCAGGTTTACAGAAGAAAACCCAGAGCTGGCAGCCAAGTATATAAAGATTGGTGCAGCAGGTAGAAATTTTAGTGTAACAATGAAAGGTAAAGGGGACTCATAATGAAGATTCACAGCAAGTCAAAAGAAGAGATAGGAAAATTAGCATTAGCCCTTTCAAAATTTCAGGGTGAGATTGTTGACGTATTTAAAGCTAAAAAAGGTTACGGCTATAACTACGCAGAACTTACAAGCATTTTAAAGATATCCAGGCCACTCCTGGTTAAGTATGAGCTGTCAGTAACCCAGTCGTGCGGTAATCCTTTGAAAGGAAACGGCGATGTAGATTATGACGCTGTCAATGTTCACACAAAACTTATGCACTCATCTGGCCAAAGCGTAGTGTCTACTTTAGCTATGCGAGTCACTCCAATGAAAGGGCTGCTTATTGCGCAAGTCGCAGGATTGGTACTCACTTATTGTCGCAGATATTCATATTCATCAATATTAGGAATATCTCAAACTGACGAACTAGACGACGAAAAAATAGAGCCTGATGAACCACTAGAACCAACAACAACACAGGTTGAGGCAGTGCAAAACTTAATTCATGCGAAAGGGATGCAGAGTAAGATCCCAGGTTGGTTAGAACATTTCAATGTTGAAACCCTGGATGGCTTGACAGAAGAACAAGCGATAGCCCTGACACGTTCGATAAACAAGTACAAAAAGGCCGATGATTTAGCAGCGAAACTTTAACAAGGAGATAGTATATGAGTAAGGGTGTAAACAAAGTGATAATAATTGGCAACCTAGGTAATGACCCAGACTTGCGCAACGAAGGTTCTATCGTAAACATAAGCGTTGCAACATCTGAAAGCTGGACAGACAAGCGCACCAATGAGAAGCAAGAGCGCACTGAGTGGCACCGTGTGGTGTTCTTTGGCAAGCTTGCTGAGATTGCTGGCAGGTATCTAAAGAAAGGCTCTAAGGTCTATGTAGAAGGCTCTCTGCGCACCAACAAATGGACAGACAAAGATGGTACAGAAAAGTACAGCACTGACATTATCGCGGCTAACATGCAAATGCTAGACAGCGCAAAAAGGCCAGAGGCTAAGGCTGAACCTCAGTTAGACGTACCATTTGATGATTCTATACCTTTCTAAGTTGCTCGACTAACCAAGGATACACATGACAAGAAAAGATGATGTGTTTGCCGCCGCTGACATAATTGCAGCGGAGGGGCAAATGCCCAGCATATTAACAGTGCGTAGTTTGCTGGGGGACAGAGGTAGTGAGTCTACAATTTGCAGGCACCTGCGATTATGGAAGTCTGCGTTATTGCTGAAAAACGCCTCAACCAACGCTGAGATTGACTCACTGATTGAGGCCAACATTAGGCTCAAGGCTATGTTCCGCAGTGCTTTTAGCAACTCTACCGACAAAGCAGGGGACGCGGAATCAGTTGCAGAAATGGTAAAAAGCTATTGTCCCAAGCCGGAGACTAGTGCTAGCATTTTGTAAATAAAGTAATTAAGGGATTCAGGTTATGGAAGATTATATCTACGCTGACATGTCAGAGCGTGGCCATGTGTTAGCTGGTGATGGGGCGGCAGTAATTAAAACCACCGTCGAGGATTGTTTGAGGTGGGTTAGGTGGCAGACAAGTAAGTACCATAACCATACGGCCATTGCCTTGGATTTTGGCAAACGTGGCACCAGCAAGTTTTTTCCGCTCTCATTGCTATCTTGCATGCTAGAAGTAGACGAACGATTTACGCCATTCTTAGAGGCAACGGAGGTGCATTAATGATAACTGATTATTTAATTGTAACCTCTGAGACTGAAAGAGGGTTGCAAGAGCTGGTTCTTGAAAATATAAAGGACTGGGGTTGGCAGCCTATCGGCGGCGTGCATTCTGTGTACTGGGTTTCTGAACCCAGTGACGAGCTACAATGGGATTGGACGCAAGCAATGGTTAAGTATGAATAAATGGGTTAAGGAGCGGACATGTCACAGATGTGGTGTGAAAGTTATTGATTATGGATTATGTTCAAAATGCAGTGCTATTTTAGACGAGCAAATGGCCACCAGGAGGGTAAGTGATGACAGAGAGTGAAGTAAGAGAAAATATTGCGCATCTCGGTGAGGTATTTTATCAAGAGCTTAAAAATTTAATCACGCACCTGGATGAACGCAGCGAGAGGGCGAAGTCACGGCTTTTGTTTGCCGGAGTGCTTGCTGTTACTGGGGCCGCATGCGCCGAATTGGTGGTGGAAAAGCGGGAGAGTTTAGACGTGGCATTGAAGGTTGTAACTGAGACAATGAGGGCAGCCACACTGAGGAAGTGGGGCTTAACAGAAGAATTAAATGATTGAAGAGTTTGAAGGGTAAACTACAAGCGTTCATCAGTGGCTATGCATTAGCGAGAGTTAAAGAATGATAAAAAAATACGGTGGTCGTCCATACTCTCCTGGCTTTAGAACTATTGACGGCGTGCGGATGCAAAGCGATTATGTGTTTAGCTACAATGGGGAGGATGCTTATGAGACAGAGCACTTCCCTGTTATAAAGGCCAAGCCGTTACCTCTGGCACATCAAGAACGAAAGATTAATGAGTATATGAGTCATGTAATGTGGCAGTCTATACTAGGTTCGGAGGATTAAAGAATGAGTATATATTTATGTTGTTGTTATGTGTTTGTGGTTGTTGTGTTGGGTGCGGTGATACTGTGGAGGTGATGGGGTGAGTGAATGCACTAACGAATGTTGGGATGAGGGTGAACAACAAGTAGAAGATCTATGCCCACACTGTCAAGGCTACGTTGATAGTATAGAGGCTGAAGCTAGGCGTGAATACAAGGTGTCACCTGAGTACTGGGCTTGGCATAAGAAAAGACATGAGGAATTGGCAGATGACTGAAGAATTACATGACTGACCCTAAGTTCTGGGAAGAATTAAAAAAGTTTTACAATCCTCCTTGCACTGATTTAGATTTAGCAGTAGACCTGGCATACAAGTGCATGTTTTTTGGTGGGGCATGCAATGCTATGGTTAAATTAATTGAGGGTATGAAATGAAAAAATTAGATAAAGAACAGGCTGACTACATAGTAAACATCTTGAACGCTAAAGCTTTTGATTTGCACGGTGTAAATAGCAATACAAAAAGCATCTCCAAAGGATTTACCCATGCCGCTGTGGTTGAGCTTATAGACGATTGTGTTAAAAAAGAATTTCCTGCTTTTGATATTGAGACAGCTGGTGGCCACATATTCACATCTTATGATTCTGATAAGTTTGTTGATATAAATGATGAGCATACATTTAATCATGAGGAGTTCAAGATTTTCACTGCGCACTGCCAGGAAATAGTTGAATGGATAAAGGATGAAGAAAATGAGTGATGATACAAAAGATCCTAACGGTTCAGAAAAAGACCACGCAATGATAGTTAAGATAACTAGAGACATGACGCAGTGCTGGGCTAACACAGTCAATGACATGCTGCCAAACTGCGACGAGGCAATCGAAGTGTGGAATGAAAGAGCATGTTAAGTGAGATAATGGTGTGGAGCTTAATTGCTCAAGCGTTTGTAATTGGCTACACGGAATTTCACTGGGCTTCTATTGTTGCATTTATAGTATGTTCCTTTGCTAGAGCGAGCATGAAATGACTGAAGAATTAAAGCCGTGTCCCAAGTGTCACTCTGAGTTTGTGGGAGGATATGAAGACAAGTCAGAAAGATGGTCACTCATTTCATGTTTTGACTGTGGGATAGAGCTGAATTCTTACGTGCACTTGAAGGATGCAATTGAGGAGTGGAATGAAAGAGAATGATTCTCAAGAGGGTTAAATACTTAATGAAGCAATTTGCAAACAAAGACTTCCGCCAGTCATATGTTGACACGCATACGCGAGGCTTTCTGGCCTCACAAGTGAGAGCGCTACGGGGCGGTATGTCTCAAAAAGAATTTGCAAAAAAACTTGGGACTACGCAGAGTGTCGTGTCTAGATATGAAAACCCTGGTTACGGCAGCGTTACATTGAACACATTACTAGCAATTGCATTTAAGTTGGATATAGCTCTTGTAGTTAGGTTTGCAGACTACCCAGATTTCCTGCGTGTCTCTACTCTAGTTTCAGAAGAAGCGTTGACACCGGAAGAATATAAGGATAGTGACTTTGGAGTTTTATATTCGGATAAATGGAGCAAGATAGATGACTGAAGAGCTCAAACCGTGTGCGTACTGCGGCAGCCCTCATATATGGTTTGGATTCGGTGTTGAATCTGATACCAAAGAGTGTTTTTTTGAAATAAGATGCTCCGGCGAAGACTGTGGGATCACGATGAGGTGGGCTACACGCTTTAAGTCGCCGCCGAAAGTATGCGAATTGATGACGCAGGCATGGAACACAAGAAACGACTGTAGTACATAACATGTAATATTACGTATCAATGCTTTAAAAAGATTAATATTAAGCATGGGTTTATACCCACGGTAATCACCCTTATCGTGGGTTACTATTAAATGTTGAGCATTTGCTCTACTTCTAAATCGTAATCTACGGAATGATAAGAATTGGCCTGTGACTCAATCCTTTGAGACTGACTGTACCTGTGACCCGAAACAGTAGCCGCAACCACAATCATAAACAGACCAATCAAAATAGTAATACGGTCAGGGAGGTCGACTCGCATTTGATACCTCCATGTATCTACTTAAACATAATACATATACAAAATAAAAGCCAAACTTAATTTGATTTATTCAATAGATTTATTTGTATACCCGATTTAACCAGCCGCGCAAAAACACCTTCCGACTAATGTCTGCATTGACAAGGGCAACATATCGCCAAGCACCTTCTACCTTTAATGCCGCAAGTAGAGCACATGAGCTAGCTTCGTTAACTTCTCTTAGTGTGTTTCTACCTATGATGCCGTCCAGTTCTAGCTCTGCACCACTAGCAGCCCTAACAGCGCTCTGTAGACACTTGTTAGCTCTGAGCTGCCCCATATTGACACACATGTCGAAAACCTTATTTGCCACCTCTTGGGATTCAATCTTGCAATATCTGTTAGCGACCCAGAAATGTTCGATGTAAATCTTACCAGCCTCTAAGAGCGTTAGATCCTTAATGGTATCCTCTGTGGCCTCTGGATTTATAGTCTTTAAGAACCTTAAACTAATGCCAAAATTAGTTGCGCCACCAGGGTCAGAGGGGTGGTTTACATACCCCCCCTCATTCTCCAGTGTCAGCTCTACTGCATCTAAGAAACTAGCCAAGATTAGCTTTTCCAAGGAGTAGCAATTTGTCGCGAGCTTCGAGCAACCTGCCGAGGATTATGTTATGCTCGCCAGCGGTACGATTTGACTCAGTTTCTAACTGCTGGACTCGTAACTCCGCTTGCTCTAGCTCTGTCAGCTCTACAACTTCTTGTTCGCTCATGGCCTGTTCCTTCAACCTATATATTAAACATAAGTATAGCTTTATCGGATAGCGTTAAGCTACCTTTTCTAATGTTACTGTAACAACCAAAGACCCAGCGGTGTAGTCAGTTGCACCACCAGAGTAGCTGAACACAACGTCTGCTGCTGCTGCTGTGCTAACATTCATAGCCGCAGATGCAGGGAAAGGTGTAGCTGTATCGCCCCATCTTGAGTTTACTAAGGTTTGCATGCTTGCGGCAGGAACTACCGAATACACAGTTGTGCCGTCAGTAACCTGGCCAAGTCTATCGCCGCCGCCACCTGAGAAATCTGTGCCGCCAGAGTTAACCATTACTTCTAGGATCTTATATTGGTCTGTACCAGCAGATGCCTGAATAATAACTTCACCAGCAGTAGCTAATGCAGCTTGGCCAACAGTAATATTCTTCACAATGATGTTAGCGCCAGGTTCACTTAGAACTAAACTTGAAGTTAAGAAAGAACCAGTTGAACCTACATTAGGAACTGTCATTACTTGGTTTTGCAAAATATCAGCATTAGTGATGTCTAAGTCAAAATCGCCAGTGTTGTTGGCAGCAAGTAAACTTATGCTACCTTTTGCAGCAGTTGTAGAAAATGCTGTAAGTTTACCAGCAAAACCACCTGCAACCGCACCAGATGTAACCACTCCAGCAGTGGCAGTTAAACTAGTGGTAGCTGTGATTGCGCCAGTATTTATAAAGCTACCAGTGTTAACAATGTTTGCACCAGCACCAGCTAATGCGCCAACGGTATCTGTAGCGTAAACAATTTGGTTGGCAACTGTAGGCAATGCTACTGGGCTAGATGCAGCAGCGGATTGCAGAGAAGCGTTTACGCCGTCTGCGCTTACACTAACTTGTAGGATTGATGATTTAAAATCGCTTGTGTACACTATGGCCATTTGTTTATCAGAAAAAATATTTCCATAAAGTGCCTTGGCTGTATCTAAGTAACCAGCAACAAGAACTGTTGCAAGTAAATCGTTTGTGTTTATATATAACAAGCTAGGAACTGCATCAGCTAGTCCGGTCACTGGGTATGATATGTTTAAAATTGACATTTTTAACTCCTTTTAAAAATTAATTACTTCTTTTTGGCCTTGGCCTTGGGCTTGGGTTTGGACTCGTCACGACTAGCTTTCTTTTCCATTCCAACTTCGCCATATGCAGTGCCGACAGCGCGCTTTTTTGAATATCCAGCTTTTTCCTATGTTGCTGGGTTTAAATATATCCAGTTGCCTACCACGAAGGAATGCGCTTGTGCGATATCAGTCGTTAGAGTACTGGGGGTACTAGCCGCGCTGTTTAATAAAGTGAATGCACTATTGGCCATTAGGTTACTCCATGTTTTAGCTTGAGCCTGACAATCTTCGCGTCAATCTCTTCAACTTGTGTTTTGTCTGATGTTTTGACGAATTGAAACAATGCGTCAATCTTGTCAGAAACACTAGGCAGCTCTGGGTTGTTGTTAAATGCTTGCTGTCTTGCCAGGGCCTCGCGAACTGGAGCCTGTGCTTCAAATTCTGCGTCTGAAACATCCTTAACTATTACACCATTGATAACTCCGGCTTCATATGCGCGTATTGAATCATCTGCATCTTCAAGCCACGCCATAGTTGTAGCGACTGGGAATATCCTTGCTGACTTGTCGACAACTCGACCATCGAATATTAAATAAAACATTATGTAAACTCCCAAACTACTATTGTACCAGCACCACCCGCTCCACCGGCATTACTTGTTCCACCGCCTGAACCGCCTCCTCCGGATGTTCCATCGACCCCTGTTGCCGTACCGCCAGATCTACCGCCGCAACCAAAGTATGCATCTCCGCCTGAACCACCTGAACGACCACCACCACCGCCACCGCTGCCGTTTCTATTGTCGTCACCGCTTGATCCAACTCCGCCAGTTCCGCCTTGGGATGCCGCTGCCCCACCGTTGCTACCACCACCGCCGCCTGTGCAAGAATTATGTGAACCAAAACTGCTTGTGCCACCTGCGGAACCAGTTGTACTTCCTGCTCCAGCAGCTCCGGAGGCTCCGATGGTTATAGTTTCAGAAGCTATAGCCGATACATTAATGATTGAAGATGAATATCCACCTCCGCCGCCGCCGCCGCCGCTAGTGCCAGATCCCGTCCCACCGCCGCCACCGCCACCACCGCCAACCACAAATGTAATAACAGTATTAATTCCGGATGGTTTTGTCCAAGTTCCGCTGGCTCCGAATGTTTGCATAGAAGTGGGTATGCCTGAGCCAGCTCCGATTGAATTTGTAAATGCTGAATTTGCCAATTTAATCTCCTACTGAAATTTATATTTAATAATTACTATTCCGGAGCCGCCAGCGCCACCAGTTGTTGTACCGCCTCCGCTTGAGCCACCGCCGCCACTGCCAGTATTCACGGTAGCTGGTAAGCCATTGTCATTAGCAGCACCACCAGCACCGCCCCCAGCTGACCCAGTTCCAGCTGTGTCTCCGTTCTGTCCTGCTCCACCGCCGCCGCCAGCTCTATCTACAAGAGAGCCTGTAATTGTCGAGCTTGTGCCTGCTCCACCGTTACCGCCTGTGTCTGCAATAGCTGTAACACCTGCCCCAGATGAACCGCCGCCGCCGCCACCAGCAGAATCAATAGTGTTGAAGTTGCCACCACCATCATTACCGTAAGTGCCTCCTGTGCCGCCAGCTCGTAGTGTTGCACCAGCACCACCACCGCCACCAGAAGCTAACGCACTGGATACGCCAGCAGTATCATTACCTCCGCCACCAGCACCGCCAGCAGAAGATATGGAATTGAAAGAACTTGCGCTGCCCGTAGCGCCATCATTTACAGCAGGTGCGCCGCCTGCGCCGCCACCGCCAACAACAACACTGTACCCTGTTTCTGTCACAGTTAGACCTGTAGCAGCTCTGTAGCCGCCTGCGCCACCACCACCACCAACATTAGAGCCGCCACCACCACCGCCTCCAACAACTAAATATTCCACATTGTCGCCGTAAGTTGGGTCTGCTCCTAATTGGGTAACTGTGAAAGTTGCACCGGTAGTGAACGAGTGAACCTTATAATGACCCACTGTAGATGTAGTTCCGCCAGTTGCAGTCATATATAATGGAACTGATCTTGCAGAAAGTAATTGCGGCACTAATAATAAACCCATAATGATTCCTAAATTAAAGCCGTTGTGCCTTGAACAGTAAATCTTATTCCCTGGCCTGGCAGCGTTGAGCCAATCTGCGTAATCTTAAATGTAATTCTATCGCCAGATACAAAATCTTCTGTGCCGTCTGTTTTCAATACACCAGCAGTTAATGTTTGTGCAGTAGTTGCAAACTGTGGTTTCGTTGCATAAATAGTCGTACCGTTTTTTTCTATGTCTAAGATCAATGCGGCATCAGTTGGAGCAGTATCCGCATAACCTGCCTCGCCTGTAAACGAACCAGTACGAGCCATTACAAGCTCACCGTATGACTGCACTACTGCATTTGACTTAACGCCGTCTGCGTCAAAGCCTGCAACAAACCCAACGTCATATGGAGTAGATGCAACTGTTGCTATTACTTCCCCACGATACGGCAGCATCACAGCTTCAGTTGCAGCGGTTGCGACAAAAAGTGGCATGCTGACTTCGCCCACGGCTGACGGTTCAATTATAGTTGCAGCACCGCCAGTACCAAGAAAGCTAACTTCCCCTGCGGTAAGACCACTTAACCCAGTTGTAATGTAGCCGCCCATTTGCAGGGTGAAGCTAACAGTAGTTGAGATTGCAGATATGTAACCTACCTTCTCAGCAGTTGCAGCAGAGGCATTACTGGCAAGCGTCCAGACCGCACCGTTAAGGTAAACCCAATCGCCAGCCGAGAACGCATGAGTGACCACAACTGTTTGTATCATACTGTCGCCGGAAGAAGATGAGGCATCTACATAAGCTTTGACTGATTCGGATGTTGGTATGTTTAAAGCTGTAGCAGTTGCGAATGTATCGTCATCAATTACTCCATCAATTGATATTGTACCGCCAATATTTAGAGTAGTATCTAGAGTTGTTGCTCCTGTGACATCCAGGGTGCTGCCAACATCCACTGAACCTGGGGTTACAATTGTTGATGATAAGGTCAGATCCGGCGTAGTAGTTCCTGTTGC